CAGCTCCAGGGTGCCGCTCGACGTGCGGCCCAGCACGATGTCGGAGTTGTGGTTGAACAGAGCCACCACGTCCTGGCGGCCCCGCTCCCGGCCGAGCACCTTGTCGAAGGCTCCCGGCAGGATCATCTCCCGAAAGCCCCCCAGATCGAGGCTCAGGCGGTTGTACACCGCGGCGTAGCCGACGATGGCGGCGCGGCCGTCAGCCCGGCTCTCGACGACCAGGTCGTCGGCGGCGTCGAACTCAAAGTCGCGGCGTTCAATCTCGCTCATGAGGTGGGCTCCGTGGGCGTTTCGGCTTCCAGGTTGTCTTCGGTGTCGTCGGCCGGCGAGTCTTCGACCACAGGGGCAGGCTCGGGGGCCGGCTGCATCGCCGGTGGCTGTGGCGGCCCAGCCGTAGCAGCTGCCACCGTCTGCATATTCAGCGGCACCAACCGCAGCTTGCCGGCTTCGTCGGGGAGCGGAGCCATCCCGAGGTACGACCGCGCCTCGTCGATGTCGAAGATCCCACGGTCGAGCATCGACGTGAGGAACGACGACTGTGCCGCCGAATCCCCGCGGAGCAGGCCGTTGACGTTGTGTTCGGCGAAATAGCGGTTGTCGTCGGCAATGAGGTCGCGGGAGATGGCCGCCTCCCACCGCTTGAGGTGCGGCAGCAGGCAGTGCTGCACGAACTCGGTGCCCTGCACCTCGATGTTTGAGTAGGTGCTACGGGTGAGGTCTTGGATCATGTGAGGCGGCATGCGGAACGCCCGGCAGATCTCGATCACCTGGTACTGCCGAGTCTCAAGGTACTGCGCCGCCTCGTTGCTGCCGGAAAGTTCCTTGGCCTTCACGCCGTTAGGCAGCATGGCCGTGCGAAACGCCCGATCTGCGCCCTTATGCATCCGCTCCCACGCGGCCACCAGACGCTCGGCCGCTTCGGCCGGCACTGGGTTGTCGCTCTCGAGCACGACGCCGGGCCGGGCACCGTTGCCAAAGTAGGCACCGCCGTGTTGCTCGAGTGCCCGGGCCAGGGCGATGGCATCCCGGCAGACTGTGGCCGGCACCACGCCGTTGATCCCGTCAAGCGACAGGAACCGAAGGTGGAAAATCTGATCCTGGCGGTAGACCGTTTCCTTGCCAGTGCCGCCAGGCTCCCGGTAGCGGTAGCGAAGGGCACCGTTTTCCACACGCTCGACGGTCATGTTGGCAGGGTGGAGCGGCCTCATCTCGGCGACGGCACCAACACGCGAGGAGCCGATTACCTCGGCGAACGACTGCCCGTACATGAGGTAGAGGGCCGTCATCTGCTCGCGGAACTCAAACGCGGTCTGCCAGGAATTGGGCTGTTGGTGCAGGAGCCGGTAGAGCGGCGAGGCCTCGGCACGAACGCGGTCGCCGTTGCCAAGCCGCTCAAAGAGGTGCAGCGGCAGGCTGGCCACGCTCTCAGAGATCACGCGGACGCACGCGAGGAACGCCGAGCACTGCAGGGCGCTTTCAGGAGTGACACGCACCCCAGCCACCGTGCGGTTGCTGTTTCCCCAGTCGACGCCTGCCCATTCCGTCCCGCGAAGGTTGACCATCCGCCAGTCGCGGTCGGACGGCGTGTCGAAAATGCCGCTGTGGATGATGTCGCTCATAGGATAACCATGTCCCAGTTTTGTTCAGCGGATTTCTTCACGCTGTTCGCTTCCCATCCGCCCAACGCAAAGATCAGAGCCACAATGCCGTCGATACGGCACGTGCTCTTTTTCTTCACCGGCCGAATCTCCTCAAAAGCTCCAGTCTCCACCGTCACGCCAGCGGCCATCCAAGACAGCACTGGATTGCCGGCGTGGCGAATCTTGCCCTGTAGCACGAGGCTTTCTAGGAGCTTTGTCGGGCTTGAAAGCGACTTGAATCCCTGCCCCATAGACTCCACGAAAAGCCCGGCTCCTTGAAGTTCGACGCCGAGCTGCACCGCGCCAGTCATGTCCATCAGCACCCGCTCTACCTTGTGTTTCTTCGCGTATTCCAGCACGTATTCGCGTATGACTGCGTGGTCGATGACATTCCCAGATGTGGCAGTAATCCACCCTTCGTTTACCCAGTGCTGGAACGGCTGGCGGTCTGTTCTTTCGCGCTCCATGATCAAGTCGCGCGGGCTGAACAACATGCACTCCACATCAAACGTGCCGTCCTCGTGAGGAAAAAGCGCCGTGACAGCGGAAAGGTCGGTGGTCTTTGATAGATCCATCCCAATGATGCAGGGCCTTCCTTGAAGCGGCACCTGCGGCGGCAGGGCACACGCTGCCCACTTGTCTGGATCGAGGAATCGATTGCTCGTCTCTGTCCAGATTCCAAGCGAATACCTCAGCCAGCCGTTGAGCTTGGTGGCCTTGTTTCGGGCTTCCGTTGCGTCTGCGGCAAATGACTCCTCAGTCATGGTCACGCCCATGCCTGGATTGCACTTACGCCAGACTTCGGGCGAGAAGTAATCGTCAACGTCCTTCTTTGCCCCCCAGATACGTCCGTAGAACCTCGGGTCGTATGCCGGGTCTGCAATCACCTGCTCGGCGTATTCGTGCTGCTCCCAGCAAATAGACTGCCGGTCGCTGCCAGCCGTCGTAATCGTGCAGATAAGCGGCTGAGGCCTTGATCTACCCGAGTACCTAAGGGCTTCCCATAGCTTCCTGTCTGGCTGGCTATGAAGCTCGTCGAAGAAAACGAAGGAGTAGGAGGGGCCTTCCGCAGATCCGGCGTCGCGTGAAATCACGCGAAGGCTGCTGTTGTTTGATCTGTTGACGATTGTCTTCCTACTGTCGATCACCTCGAGCAGTCCTCGCAGCTCAGGCGAACCAAGAATCATCTTTGCCGTTTCGTCGTAAATGATTGCAGCTTGGTTTCTGTCTTTGGCTGCAATGCAGCCCAGCTCACCAACGCCTTCCATCACCAGGTGCCAGATCGACAAGCAGGAAAGCAGGGTGCTCTTTGCGTTCTTCTTTGGTACCTCAAAGTAGGCAACCCTATACCTTCGCTTCCCATCCTTGTCCTTCCAGCCGTAGAGCGGCCGGATCACCTCGTCTTTGTGCCACTCAAGAAGCCGCACTGGATCGCCGGCCTTTGCCGTAGCGCCATCCTTGGTGTGGTTGCACACGCCCTCAAGGAAGTCGACCACAAGATCCGGGTCGGATGGGTCGTAGGTAAACCCGTTGACCCACTCACGCCTTCTGGCGGCGGGCAAGGAACTTTGATAGGACGCTTTTTTCCGTGGCATCTGGCTCAACCTTGAGGCTTGATCGTGCAGCTGGCGACAGGCCAAAGTCGCTCTCAAGCTGCCGAAGCTGGGCGGCAAGCTTGTGGGCGATGCTCACTTCCGGCCGCTGCGCGATGTACTTGATCTCGCCTGCGTCGTTCAGGATCGGATACGTGTCTCCGTCTTTCTTGAGAACCGCTCGCGTAGAGATCCACCACTCGTAGGTGTCGCAATAGCGAGCCAGCGCCTCGACATCCGCCTGGGTCATGACCTTCACGGCCTGAAGCAGAGGCAGGATGTCCTTCCATTTTGCCTTGGCGACCTCGCCAAGATGCGAAGGCATGACCACGCCATCCGCTGAGGGCTGTGGTTCCTTTTTGTTTACAGGCCTGCGGCCAGGATTTCCGCGGAGCACCTTAAGCGGCGTCGGCTCCGGGCGAGGCCCCCGTCTACCCATCGTTGCACCGACCCTTCTAGGTCAAGCCGAAGTTGCCCGTGGGCAGCTGTGCGCTTCTTGAAGTTGCACGCATGGCACAGGCATTGGCTGTTGGGGAATACATTCCCTGGTGAACCTGGAGTGGCGAGCGCAATGATGTGGTCGTGCTCTGCACTCCTGCCGTCGATCTTCCTCGCAACCTTGTCGAAAGTCCATTGTTTTAGGCAGTCGATGCCACACATTTGGCACACCCAGCCGTCACGCTCGCACACCGCAACACGGTTGCACTCGGGATCGTAGGGCCTGCCAAGAACCTTGCACTTCTTTCTTAGGGATGTCTGCAACGCACCAGCCGATGCGTTGGCACGTGCTTTTTTTGACGACCGTTTTTTTGGCCTGTCTTCTCCCCATCGATGATTGAGGTAGCAGCTGCTGCTGCAGTACTTCAAGTAATCTCGCCCGTACGACTTTGCCTCATGACCACGAGACTTTCGATCAATTACACAGCCACAAGCCGGATTCTGGCACAACTTTGGCGGGCCTTTCATGCGCTCACTTCTGCACTTGCCTGAGCAGCACCTAGTTCCTTTGGCGTATCGGCTCTGCGTTACCTCAAACTCTTTGCCGCACGATGCGTTTTCACACGCAATTAAAAAGCGTTTTCTGGTTGCAGTGTGACCGCATTTCGGGCTGCAAAATTGCTGCTTCCGCCTGGACGTTGAGTAATGTTCATGGCAATGCGCGCACTGTTTTCGGTACGTGGTTTTGGGCTTGCTGGCGCTGCGAATCCGCTCGGCTTTTCTCTTGCATTGCGTGCATCGTTTTGGAGGACGCCCCTTGCCGCTAGAACCCACGATTGGCTGCTGACAGTTGCAGCACACGAACATCTTGTTGCAGTGCTTTGCTTTTTGCTTGCAAGGCTTGCAACGCGTGGCCACTGGTCCCCGTCTGCCGACGCGGAGCATTGGGGCCAGGCAATCGCAGCATTTGTGTGACATGGCTGCAGCATGCAGCCGGTGTCAATCGCGGCACCTACCCCCGTGTGGTTACCTGCACGCGCCGTTACCCCTC